TCCAAATACTATTCTTTTTTTTATCTAAATCTTTTTTAAGTTGTTCCTCAGCACCTACGAACTTAGCAATGGCTGCTCCTGCTGAAGAAAGTTCACGACCATTTTCGATTGTCTGCTTGATAACTGCAAAAGCACTGTTGGCAACCATTAGCATTTCAAGCATGATGTCACCTCAAAAGTAAACCTGCCATCATAACAATCATAGTACCTGCTGTACCAATCATTATATGTTCTATACGTTTAATGCGTAAGATAGTTTCTTTCCACCTCTCAGCACATACTGCTTCATGTGTGTCTATCTGTGACTTAACTTCACTTACCTTAACCATTACTTCTTAATCTCCGTTTCTTAGTTGATCTATTTAAATGGTTGACCATTAAACCAAGCAACTAATGAATATCTTACTCCGCTTGTTACAGGTCTTACCCTATGCAACATATATGATGGAAAAACAATTATTGTTCCCATCTTTTCTTTAATTAATAAATTATCGTAGTTAAAAAATTCAAACTCACCACCTTCATAGTCTTCGTTTAAAAGTATTGTCATGGAAAGTTTTCTAGTTTTTCCGTGTATGCCAATGTCATATGGTTTATTCCATTTTGTAAAACCATTGCCATCATAATGAAAATCATAATGACCTTTTTCTCTGTATCTTGTTACCTGCATGTTTTCACAAGCACTAACTTCAAAATTCCAACAAGAATCTCTATTAGCTATCTTCATAAAATCCCAACACATTTGATACAGCCAGTTATCTTTTGAAAAATACGTGTCAGTTATTCGTACTTTTTCATCAAGAGTAGGACTAGAACTGTTATCTTGCATAATTTTAGCATTAGTCCATTTATTTTCACCTAAACTAATAATTCTTTTACAAGTAGATTCGTCAATTTTGTTTTTTAAAAGCCAATATTCTGATTCAGCATTTGTTTGTAATTCAAATTGCATTTATGCACTTCTATGTTTTAGGATATTTATTTTTTATAGCTGTTATTGTAGATTTCCAACCATCAATACCATTGTGATAAATGTCATCAAGTTGTTCTTCAATAGGTGGATATTCAGCTTTTCTTTTATCTACATAGGTCATGTTAGAAATCCTATCTGCTTCAGCTTGTGCTATTGCATCTTCTATTGCTTGTTTTTCTGTAGCAAATATTGTTTCAAAATTATATGATGATATATCAGATATAATAGCATTGGGTGTATCATCTTTATATTCAATTTCTCCACTTGTACCATCCCACTGAATTGCATGAATATTATCATTTACAATGTTTGCAAAGTTTGTAGAATCTATCCACTCTCCGTCAACAACAATTCTTTTAGTGTTTTCACCTTCACCTTCGTGAACATAAGTTATTTTTGCCATTATTTTTTTCTCCTCACTAAATATATTTAGGCATGAAAGTAATACCAACCCGTTGCTATATACTTGTTGTGTGTATAAACTGCATTTCCTCTATGAGTATGTGTCCAAGATGCAGGAAAGTAACAAACAGTTCCTTTTTTTGGTTGCACTTTAATACCATATTCTAAAAATTCTGTTTCACCTTCACCTTCAGGCACATCATTAAGATATATTGTCCAAACTAACATCCTTGAGGCATCGTCTTGTTCGGGTCCATGTTCACAATGCCAATTATGAAATCCCCCTTTTGGTGGAGTTCTTTGTATTTTCTGTATTATACTATAGTATGAATGTGGTGCTAAAGATGGATATTCCTCTACATACTTTTTTAAACCTAAATCTAAAATCCTATTAGTTTCTTCTGATAAATCTTTAATACCATCTACTTGTTGATTTATATTCCAATTATAGAAGACAGAAAAATCTTTTCTATTTTCTTTCCCATTAGTTTCATCGCCTCTAAATGAAGACATTTGTTCTTCTACTTTATGAAATCCCTCTATCATTCTGTCGCAATAATCATCGGATGCTAAATTAGGATAAGCACCTATAAAAGTAGCGTCTTTTACTTTTGATAAATTATTCATGGGATAAACCTTTTTTATTTTTAAACTCTAATACCTTTGATAATTCTAAAAGATTTTGATTAGATTCATTGGCTTTAACCATTTCATTTCTGAATGATTCTATTGCAGCTCCTGCATGTCTTGATTGCATTGCATTTTCTACTAATAACATAGGTAGCCATGCTATCGCACAAGCATACTCATCTACTTCTTTTCCATCATTAGGATTTGTACCTTTCATTTGTACAAACCAAGCACATTTAAATTGCTTACATTTTTTAAACCCATTTAAAGGGCAGTTATCTTCTACTTTTAATTGCACATTAATCCTTATTAGCTATGATAAAGTCAACGTATTGTACATTAATTGATGCAGTAGATGCTCCTACTGCCAAGTTACCTGCTGTGACATCACCAGATAAAGTTGGATTACCACTGATACTTGGACTACCTGTCATGCTACCACTTAAATTATGTCCATGATTATGAGCACCATTATTACCTCTAGCATTTGTGACTGGAGCATTTGAAAGTGATGCATCTTGCTGTACACCTGAAACTGTTCTAGGGATAGTTCCAGCATTAATATTTTGATTTACAGGACCGGGTAATGCAACTTTATAATTATGTGTGTGAGATGGAATTGTGTTTGTAGACAATGTTGTATTACTTATATTTCCACTAATACTAACAGCCAAGTTACCAGAACTTACTGCTAAGTTGCCTGCACTTACACTATGATTGTTTGTTGGGTTACCGGTAATAGCACCTCCTGCAACACTTGGAGTTCCCAGTGCTGTTGTAAATGCAGAGCTACCACCAGTTCCCACTGTACCTGTTGTTAACCTTATTGCTTTATCGTTATGTGTTGTTTGCTTTGTCCAACCAGTAGGTGCTGCTGTTTGTTGAAATAACATTGAAGTGCCTGATGGAAATGGCTCTGCATTATTTACTGCTGTTGTTACAAATGCTGTAGTAGCCACCTTTGTTGTATTGTCACCTGCTGTTTGTGTTGCCGCTGTTGTAGCAGTGTTAATAGTACCATTTAAGTCACCACTAAAGGTTGTTGCAGTTGCAGTTCCAGTAACAGTTACACCACCACTAGTAGTTTCTAATTTTTTTGAATTATCATGGTATAAATCTACTGAACCATCTACATTCAAATCGAGCATAGTTTCTGCACCTGACCCACCAAGAAATTTTACTTCTGTTCCAGTAGACCAAATTAGCAATGAACCAGTACCATCTTCTTTAATATAACTATTAGAAGCATCGTGATAAATCTGTAAGTCAGAACCTGCACCAAATATAGTTTTTGCATTATCAGCAAATGTTAGGTTACCAGTTAATCCACCACCAGTTAGAGGTAAGAACCCTGATCCTGCTGTAACACCTTGCTCCCAAGCACTGCCAGTATAAACCTTTAATGTTGAAGAATTTGTATTGTAAAATAAATCTCCAGTATCTAGGCTAGTTGTTGGGTCAGTTGCACCTATGCGATAGGTATCAGCAAAGCTGTTTACTGAAGACAGATTACTGGCAACAGTATTTACATTTGTTATTGATCCACCTACAGAGTTTACATTGCTTATAGACCCTGCAACAATTCCAATATTATCTGACCCAGTTAAATCAGTAGCTATTGTTCCTATGTTTGCTGTATCACTTGCAACAGTTGTTACGTTAGCAGATATACCTGCCACAGTATTTACGTTGGCAATGTTTGTAGACACAGTTCCTATATCAGTTGCATCACTTGCTACAGCATTGATTGCAGTACTATCTCCTGCAACTGTGTTTATGTTTGCAGCATTTCCTGCCACTGAAGTAACATTTGCTGATATTCCTGCTACAGTTGTAATATTTGTATTGTTTCCTGCTACTGTATTTATATTGCTTATGTTCGTTGCAACTGTCCCAATATCAGTAGCATCTGCTGCAACAGAAGTGACATCACTACTTATCCCTGCAACTGTAGTAACATTACTGCTTATACCTGCTACTGTTGTGACGTTAGCATTTATTCCTGCAACTGTAGTTACATTAGCATTTATACCTGCAACTGTATTCACATTAGATATATTTGTACCAACTGTATCAACATTTGATATAGACCCTGCGACTGTATCTATCTCTGAGGTAGCTTCATTTAGATCATTAGCAACTGTTTCCAATTCAGATACAGCCTCATTAAGATCATTTGCAACTGTAATAACATCTGCAATGTTTGTAGCTACTGTATTAACACTAGATATGTTTGCTGCAACTGTGCCTATATCAGCTTGATCTGCTACTACT